TATTAAACGATAATGCCCACACATCGGGGCGTGTGTTTGCTTATGATGAGAAAATGACATTTTCGGGCGAATACCTAGCGACACCTTTCGGCGTGATGGATTACCCCCACGCATATGGCTCCAACATTGTTAGATGGCTTTCCCACCATATCCCCGCAGGGCAAAAGGTAGGTGCGTGATGTTTGAGGTGTCATTGAATTGGATCAACGGGTTAGGGCAGGTCATAACCTACGCCCTAATTATTGGTGGCGTGTTGTGGGTGCTGAGTAAGTGGGAGGTGGGCGAGTAATGACCTGTGAGTGCGAGTTAGAGAACGATTACCTAACCTTATGCGATGAGCATAAACAAGAACTAGAAAACCTAAAGAATAACCCGCCCTTATGGGCTATCAGAGCAAGGAGAGGCAAGTGAGCGCATTACAAGAATTAGACGAGGCTATGACTAGCCTCTGGTATCAAGCAGAGATCAGCGACCAAGCCAAGATGTATTGGAACGACCTAGTGGCAAAACTAAAGGAGGAGGAAAGCAAATGAAGGTGGAAAAACTACTAAAGGAACTAGAGGAATACAAAAACGATGAGGAGATTATCGTTCTGTATTTCGACAAGGTGGCAGTAACAGATCACCTTGAGCAAGAAATCACACCCGAACAATGGGCGAAAACTGTCGAAAAAGTGGAGGCTATTCCAATGGCAGAAATCCACGAAATCTTTGACACAATAACCGAACAAGCAGAGAAAGTTCTACGAGATGGGAGAACGAGTAATGCGTGAGTATGGGATACGCAAGACAGAAACCTACTACGTCCGAGCCAATTCTGAGGAGGAAGCAAGGGCGCTAGTGGATCAAATGGACAACTCCTATGCGTGGAGTGTCAATGTGGAGGCTATATGGGCAGGGGCAGAGGAGGAGAACGCCAATGCCTAAGTGTGGAGTGTGCGGTTGGTCTTTCTCTGGGTGGGCTATGACTAAGCACGCTGAGACACCCTGCGGTGAGGAAGATAGCAAGGCAGAGGCTAGACCCTATGCGCCTGAAATAGATGACATCATAAAACAACTAGAGGAGGAGGAAAGTAATGGCAACAATTACTAAAGTTTGGTTTTGTATAGACTGTGATACACAACTAACAGAGAGCGAAACCCACATACACGAGTGCGTGGGAGATGACATTCCGTTTATGATAAAAGGAGAAGATAATGACTAAGGAATACAGAGAATACCCTGACGGAGGGGTTTATTGGGCAAGGATAAAGTTAGATCAACAGGCAGACGGCGTGCTATTCACCTCGCCTGTTGATAACGCAACGCACCTAGTCAAGGGCGCAACGCTAGAAGTGATCAAAGGTCAATGGTGGAATAGCGATTTCTATAGCGGGATACTTGACGCAATAGCAGAAATGGGAGGGTGTCGTTGGGTGCTTGGTTACACAACTGACTATGAATACTACGAAGGGGAAGGCGAGCATTACCTAGAAGTAATGGAGAACGGCAGACAAATGGAGGAAGCGTTATGAACAAGGAATACTATCAAGCAAAGGCAGACCTATGCCGTGACCTTGCGGTCAAGCAGATGGTAGAGGGAGATAGCAAGGAGGCGGGTAAGAACCTTATCCGTATGGTCAATGCCTTGAACGAACTAAACCTAATCAACTACAAGGAGGAGAAGGCAAGTGAAACTGACTAATTTCTATGAGGTAATGGATCGCAAGGGAGATATTGCGTGGGGAGGGGCGAGCGTAACCGATGCGGTGGAGTGGTTTAGACGAGGCTTAGATAACTCTATCTTTATCTCAGTATGGAACGAGGAAGATATTGAGGAACCTGTTCTTGTTACCGACAAGATCGAAGTGACTGCCCTTGTGCTGGCTACGATTACGAGTGAGAGGTCACGATGATATTCTTGGCTACTATCTTTGTGTGCCTGATCGCTTACGCTATAATTTGTCTCGATGATTACCTCAATGAAAGACCGAGGAGGTTTCAATGAGCCTAGATAAACGAAAGGCTAGTGCTGAGAAGCGAGCCGTATGGCTACGCAACTATCAGCGAGCAAGGGGGCGAGCGCTTACGCGCCTAGCCCAGAAGTATCCCGACCAATTCAAGGAAATCTTGGAAGAAGAAAGGCTATCTGATGAGGCTAATGGTAAAGCGTGGAGTGATATTAGCGGTAGGACTATCAGCGTTGTGGGTAGTTCTCGCGCACCCCGCAGGAGACGTAAGGTTTCCTTCAGACATACCCACCGAAATCGTAAGGGCAAAAGCAAGTTGGGAAGAAAAAAATGAAAATAAAAGGATCGCAAAAGAATATGCGTGGGTTGCGTTTGGTTGGCGAGGAAGAGAATGGGAATGCCTTCTCGCTTTATGGACCAAAGAGAGCAGGTTTGACCACTACGCCCAGAACCCACGAAGTTCCGCTTTCGGAATTGCTCAACTGCTTGGAGAGAGAAGTAGAAAGCCTGAACTCCAAATACTGCGAGGCTTACGTTACGTTGATCAACGTTATGGAACACCTTGTAAGGCTTACAGGTTTGCTCTTACCCACAAACACTACTAAGATAAAGGACTGCTGACCCGTTCCTTATCCTTTCGAGTCAGTAGTATAGAAGCCTCCGCCCTTGAAAGAGATAGCGGGGGCTTCATACTTTCTACTCATAAGCGTATGACAACTAGAGCAGGTGGGAGAGGACGCTTCGGCGTGGATAGATCGTTCGACTACATACTCAATACCACAGGTAGGGCAGGAGTATTCGTATTTCATTGTAATCTCTGCTCAATTATTTCGCAGTAATCTTTACTAATTTCACTACCTATCCATTGTCTGTTCAAAGAACGAGCAACAAAGGCAGTCGTTCCCGAACCCATAAATGGGTCATAAACTAAGTCTCCTTCTTTAGACCACGAAACTATATGGTCGTGCGCTAGCGCTTCGGGGAAAGGGGCAGGGTGCTTCCACCCATTGAAGGACGTGGTGTATTTCCAGATGTTGTTGCGAGGAGAGAAATCGGGAACTGGGTTTTTCAACTTACCTGAAAAGTCTTTATACCCCGCCCACTTATTAGGCTTATCGCAGATAAGTTGGTTTGGAACTTTGCCTTTAGCAAAGACAAACATATACTCAAATATCTGTGTATATCTATTCCCGTTTGCTCGTGCTGGATAAGCAGGAGAGTTCTTCTCGTATATCATAGTGTCGTGTAACTTGAAACCTAACTCTTTGAAGTAAAGAGCCTGCCTAAAACTGGACCCAGACTCGGAGCCATCTATTACAGAGTCACCAACTACCCATACCAGAAGTCCGTTAGGTTTAGTAACTCGGTAAAGTTCTTTTGCTACGTTCTCAAAGTCAAAAGAATATCCATTGTATTCACGCAGGTTATCATAAGGAGGGGAGGTAAGGGTAAGGTCTATGTGATTATCTGGCATACGAGCCATAGTATCTAAACAATTTTCATTGTAAATCATACCTCTAGTAACTCCACAGGAACGCGCCAGCCTTCAATAGAAGGATCAGCAAACTCATCATTCATATAATCATCAGCCTGAAACTTGCCGTAGATTTCCACCAAAGAATAGTATTCGTCATCGAGGACCTTGGCCCCGACGATAGTGCGCCCCGCGTCTTTTTTCCAGAAGGGGATAGCGCTCTGCGTTCTGATAGTGCGAACCTCAAGGTCGCCCACGTCAGAGATATTCTTGCGTGCCTTGTGTAATTCGTTGGGATACCAAGGCATATTCCAGCCGAGGTTGTAGTGGCGAGCGACTGCCCACTCAGCAACGTTGGCTCTGATGTTTGCGTTGATCTCTGGTTCTAACTTACCGAACTTTTTACCAGCAGCGTAGTTCGGTCTATCTTCTGAACCGAACTTGACTAGCCAACGTTCAACGGCGATGAGAGCGCATACTCTCACCTCCGCTTGGGAAAGTTGTATGACTATTGCCAAGGTGAATCGCCTCCGATATTGTTTTGTAGTTTGCGTAGGGCTTGGGTACATTTACGATCAACAGTAGAGATAGCGCACTCTAAGTATTCAGAGATAAGTTGAAGAGTGAGGTTGTCGTGGTAGCGAAGGCGCAGAATATCTTGTTCATACTTCTCTAACTTCTCATAAGCCTTCTTGATATCTACCAGCATAGCCAGCAGGTTGCCACCTTCAGCAGGGGCGCTAGGTTTGCGAGGAGTACCATCATTGACAAGTATCTGACTCTGCTCTAACGCAGTGTCACTGATAACACTCTTGATTACAAAAGGTAAAAGTTGGGCGATAGTAACTGTGTCGTAGTATGCTTCATCGTTGATCTGATATCCAGACTTGGTTGCCTTCTCTTTACGAGCGTAGCGTTCTAAGTTCCTGCGTATCTGCCACGCTACCTTCTTCTCATTCCACTTACGCTGAACCTCATTCTCATCAGAGAGGACCTCGTTGAAATGTTCAGCACGAGAGAGAACAAAAGCCCACGCCTCTTGGAGGAGATCACCACGTTCGGTGTATGCCCGAAACCTGCGGTGAATGGTGGTCACCACAGAGGGAACGAGGTCATCGAGTATTGGATGTAGTTGATTTGTCATTGGCTCTCTTATTCATCTCATCTACGTATCGGTCAGCCTTCTCACGTTTGTTTCGAGCAATTTCTTTTCGGCGTTGGTCTGCCTTGTACCACGAATACTTCTCAGTCATTAGATTCCCTTACAAATTCTTTAGGGACTGCGGCATACCAGTAAAATTCTTTGTATTCAAATGGCCTTTGGTAGTAATTCTCGCCGAATATCCACTCTGAATTACTATCCATATTCCATTCCGAATATTTTTCATAAATTTCATCTGGAACTTCTGCTCCATCTTTGCGAGAAATAATGTAGCGAGTGTGGTCATATCCTTCTTTCAACTCCCATTGCCCATCCCAATCAGGAAAATGTTTGCTCTTTGTTCTATCAAATTCAAACTGCAATGTTTCTTTTATCGCCTCAATAAAGCCAGTGTTTTTCTCAACAACTGACTTGCTTACCTGTAGACCGCCAGCAAATTCCACTTTAGTCATTGGGTAACTCAGGCCATTTCTTGTCGAGCACCATAATTGCAATGGCGCTGTAGTTGAGTAGATCTATGAAGGAGTCGCGGAGGGACTCGTTACTGGGAGAGACTTTGCTATCAAGGAGGTTATTGATGCGAGCCACTTTGTCCCACATACGCACGCGGAGTCCGTTGAGTGGACCACCTGGACTATGAGCGATGTTCTTCGGGCCGTAATCGTGATGCTTGCGTATGAGCAGATTTCCTGCTCCGTCAAGGATTCTCCAGACATCGGTGATGAACTCGTCATTTACTTTCGTACTGGCATTGGCTGGCAGGTTATTGTCCCAGCCTTGTAATCTATCGAAACTATTATCATCCCCATATCCATCAATAATCTGG